CGGAAGTACATATTTCCGGGCTTGCTGCCTTTGCGAGCCATCGACGTAAAAGGAGTGTCCTTTGCGTCAACGAGCGCAATCATGTCCATCAAGTCTTCGCGTAGACCGCGACCGCTAAGTTGGGGTTCAGTAAGAAGTGCCATAAATAAGAGTAAAACTAAGTTTGATTGTTAAGGACTTACACAAGTCCCATTGCTTTAATCACGTCAGTCATCCCATCTCTTGAATTGTTCCTAACGAACGATTGCTTGGCTTTCTGAAGATCCGTCTGGGTCGTCCTTGCCGGTGCCGCCTTAATCGACGGTTGAGCAGGGGCGCGTTTAATGGGTGCAACCGGCTTCTTTTGTGCCTTTTTCTCGCCATAGGCTTTGATGCCCATAACAAGCAGTCCAGCAACATGTTTCCAGTCTGCTCTGCGCTTCTTTAGCTCCGGGAACTCACGCAGAATCTGTTGAGCAGTTTGATACTCCTCAGTCTCTGGCTTGCTCCACCAAGGAAAGTCTTTCACTACTTCACCCTCGACGTATGTCTGCTGTTGCAGGTACTCTTCTCGGGCTGGCAGCTCGATTTCCTTGCGCCGAATCGCCAATCGTTTCATGCTGCGAACTTCCTGATCGGTTAAATCCTTCTCAGTTCCATCCGGCAGGGTAATTACTCCTCCGTCTGGGTTCTCTTCGCACCACAAAATGACATCCAACGCTCTCTGGCGCTCTTCCTTCACCTGTTCGATGGTGGATAAGCGTTCGACTGCATCGGATACGTCCACCTGCTTTGCCGGGGCCGAAGACTTTGCAGTCTCTAGCTCCCTCTGCAACTCAGACAGACGGGCCTTTTGCGCTTCCAGTTCAGCTTGAGCGGCCTTCTTCGCAGCAACTAACTTGTTGATACGCTTCTGTACGCCCTTGCTTAACGCACTTTCTTCAGCTTCAGCTTCTTCTTCAATGGGCTGATCGGCTGGCGCCTCAGCTTCAGCTTCCGAGTCCACAATTGGCTCCTCAGCTTCAACTTCAGGTTCAGCCTGCTCCTCTTTGGCGGGAGTCGCCTCCTTCTCGTCAAGGAAACCAGATTTAAGCAAGTCACTAAGACTTTGCTGATCCAGCAAACCGAGTTTTTGTGCAACGGGTGTCGTTCCTGCCTCCTGACTCCCGGCGTCAGGCTGTGTTTGTGCTTCGTTCATGCTAATAGGTAGCAAGTCCTTATATAATCAAACCAGTAACGCTGGTTAGCCCGCTAGTGGCGTTATGCCAAATCTTCGTTATTAGTCAAGCCATTTAATTCTCTTGCTTGCTTTCTTAATTCAATGAGCGTGCTCAAAGTAAGATTGATGCCATCAGCTTGGCCTGCGGAATGTATTCTATCTTCTCCTTTGCAATCTTTACTTATAGCCATCATCCAGTGCTGTTCTTGCAACTGCTCGATAACTTTAAGCACTTCGCTCCAGGTATTGTTTTTCCCTGAAAAGCCAAAGGCGTCCTTTTGATTTTCCGTCATTGTTGAGATACTGGAGTTACGCCAATCCGGCCAATCTGCGCGTTTTGCTGCTGCATAACTGACATTTGCAGGCTCTTAACGTAGTTCTCAAACAGCGCCTTGAAATTCTCATCCTGCTGCAACGCAGCCTGCGCTTTCGGGTTAGACTGCAACACCTGCTGCGCGTATTGCAGCTTGGTCTGTGCAGCCGGGTCGTTCTCTTGGTACAGCGCCTCGTTGCCAAGGAGCATCATGCCGATGTCACTCTGCACGTCCTTGAACATCTGCACGCTGGCCTGCTGTTGGTTTACGATCAATTCACTTGCCATCTCGGGCGCGATAGCTTGGATCATCATCTCGGTAAGGCGCGTCCTGTTAAGCACGCCACCTGTGTCGAGCTGCGCGACCTTGGTTAAGAAGTCGATCTTTTGCGCGATGTACTCCTTGTCCATGTCCATCACGTCAAAGCGGACGTTAAGGTCGAACTCGTTGTGTATCTCAGACAAGCTCTGCGGCAACTGACCGCCAGTGACACGCAAGATCTCTTCCGGGCTCATGTACTGGCAGCACAGCGCAAACATCTGCCGGTAGATGTTACGCCAGCTAAGTAGCCAGCTATTGACCAGCAACTGCTGCAACATCTGCGTCTTAGCCGGTGGCACTACTGGGTTAATCGTGCCAAAGTAAGCTGCATGGTTAGCTTCAACTCGGTTGATCAAGTTAAACGCCACCGTGGGCTCACGCGCAGGCGGCTCCATGAAGCTGTAGTCCGTAGGGCTTACGACAGGCAACTGTACTCCTGGGCCCACCTTGTTGATGGCACCAATTCGTTTGACGACTTTGATGGGAGGTAAAGTCGAGAAGGCAGTATGATCCCGGATGGAATCGTGCTGGGCTTTGACCTCATCTTGATCTGTGCTCGCAAGTTCGGGTATACCACGAGTATCAGTAATAGCGCGGCGCAACTGTTCACGACGGAATTCAACAAACGGGTATTCGCCGTGAGCGTAATCAAGTCGCTGATGGATAGCCCACGAGGCTGCATCTTCTTTTCGATTGGACGCAGCTTGCGGACAAAAAACGGTGAAGTAGATGGCGGGAGCTTTTCCGTCGAGGCTTTTCGTGTAAGCATAAACAACCTCCACCATGTTCATGTAGTTTACGCCGTTGTAAACCAACATGGTCGTTGTTGGGAGCAGGTTGATGTTGTAGAAGGTGCTGCTTTTACCAATCTGCTGAAGCGCACGTTCAACCCAATCTGGATCCCAGCCTTCAGTCGTGATCTTCTCGCGCAACTCAACCTCAGACATCCATGTCCTACGATAGATGACCCGTGATCGCTGCAAATCAGCCGTCTCTGGCGGAACGATGATTTCGTCCCAGGGCTTGAGCGCAACGATCTCAGGAAGATTGCGGCTGACATACTCTTGGTCATACGTCGCACGGCCGGTCGTAGCCATCTCGTTAACCATGCGCTTCGCATTCGCCGCATCCAGATCTGGGATTGCAGCTTGAATGATCGCAGCAGCTTGATCTGGAGCGTCCAAGATCATCTGTGGCAACTCGGCCAACACAGATCCCTGTGCCTGCGCAGCCATCTGAAAAAGTTCTTCAGCGGTAATCTCCTGTGTACGCTTGCTGATGTTCTGCTGCCAGCCTACAAAGAACGCGCTCCAGCCGTACTGCAAAGCGTACTGCGCCCCAAGCTCGGCCTCCTTACGAAGCTCCTGCGGCATCTTAGAGTCGCGAATCCAGTGCAAAAGGTTCGTCGCAATGCCGCTTACCGGCGCATCGTCGAGGGTTACGCCAGACGCCCGGATGGTTGCACGCTGGAAGGCTGTAACAAGCAGTGCGGACAGTTCGTTGCAAGACGAGTCGATAAGCCGGTTCCGAACGTCGCTCGCACCCTCAAACGGCCAAGCCGGGCTACCCTCGGGACGCGCAGTGCTGTGTTTCTTTCCGTCGTCAGTCTGTCCAGCCCAACGAGCAAAACGGATGTTATCAAACTTCGTCACCAAGTTACCCTGCGACGAGTTAATCATCGAGCGGTTGTACTCGCTCAATAACTCGCCGATGTCAGGCGTATCAGAAGCAATAGCTAAAGGGTCAACTGGTGAGATCATGTTAATAACTTCCTGTCATAGACATTCGTTTAGATTGTTTTTCCCAATCTAAGCCGCCAAAATAGGCTGGCTGCATGACAACCATATAGCCTAAAGCGTCGATAGGATCTTTACTAGCACCTTTTTGTCCATCTTGTCCAGTCCATTCCTTTAAACTATAAATTAAGTTCTGGCAAGACTCATGTATCATTAGTTTTGGATGGTTTACTCCTTTTTCCATTGGTTTTTCTCTATCCCATGACAAAAGATCATTGATTAAGAGCACGCGCTCCTCAATTGGCAGGGCTGCGGCAGGCGTAAAGATGAGCGGATTATCAGCCTGACTAAGCAGATCAAGCACGGTTACACCGCCGTCCTTAGTGATCGTCTCTGTGCCAGCGGTTCTTGGGTCAATCCAGCGGTCCACGATCATCTCACGCTTGTCCCCGGCAGTCTCAAGGCTCCAGATAAGCTCGGTGTACTCGTTCACCCCACGGCCAGCACCCGCCTTCTGTGCCGGGCCAGCTCGACCGTCGGGCTTGTCACTAGGCAAAGCCCATTCACCGTAGCTTTGATCGGGCCATTCACGGTAGACCCATAGTATACCGTACTTATCTACTCTAGCCCAAAGCATAAACCAGTTACGCGCACCGGCTGGGTCGATAGCCATGTAGTTGCTACCTTCAGGGATAACCTCTTCAGCGTCACCCTTCCACAAGTTGTGGTCACCGAACATCGGAAACTCGGAGCCAGCCGTCTGATCTGCCCAACCATAAGCGCGGATCTTGATGTCGTGGCTGGAGCGCCCCGAAAGCTCCTGTTTCATGCGCTCCCAGTTGTTGTACGGGTTGAGCTCGGTATGATACCAGATGCAGGCGTGTCGTCCGTAAAGGTTCTCGGCTTGATACGGCATCTCACCCTTGGGTACGGTTAGGACGTTGTTATTTGGCAACAGGGGCGACTTACGGCTAACGGTAACCTTGGCACTGTTGATGTACTCCTTCACGACCTGGGTGTAGCCTTGCACCGGCGTAAAGGTGACAATCAGCTTGCCGGACCGGGTAACCAAACGGTAGCGAAGAGTCTCCAGCCAGTTCTGCGGGACAAGTTCATCGCACCAGACGTAGTCCACCTCGCCACCTTCGACGACTTTAATGTCCTGGGCGTAGTTAAGGAACCAGATCTGGTTACCCATGTACACCGCCGTATTGTCGCTGAACCCGTTCTTCTGGCTAAAACTAATCTGCGTATGATTAGTTCGCTTAATGTTGCGTATCTCAGGCGGCAGGTACTTATAGAAGACGTTCTGCTGGGCAGAGACGCTGGTCATGTGGGTAGTGTGCAAGCACCAGATGCGGATGTTACGCTTACCGTGGCGTTCCTTTACCCAGTCAGGCGCCTGTCCATTGAGGTCAGTGCCGATGAAAGCTTGGGCCATACGCTTGGCGGCGTACTCAGTTTTGCCTGAATTTTTATGTAAAATGCCTCCAATAAAGTAGTTAACATACCCATCAACGGAGATATCCCATACTGTATCTTTTCGTTTATGATAAACCTTGACGAGTCTAAGTTCGTTGTGTTTAGTTAAAGCCCATGAGACCACCCTTAAAATCAATGATATCGCAGACTGAACTAGCCGCCGCAATCGCGCGTGGAGACACCTTACAGAGCATTTTGGATGAAATTCAGCGCTTACATGGTCACAAATACTCAACAGCGTATCTGTCGAAGGTGTGCCGTGAATATAACATCCAATGTCCGAGAAGCGGGCCAAGAAGCGGGAACCTGCACAAAGGATGGCGTGGAGGCCGAATACAAAATAAGGACGGGTACATTGAGATTTACGCGCCCGACCATCCTCATCGTAAAAAACATACTCCTTACATTCTTGAGCATCGACTTGTGATGGAAGCCCACCTAGGACGGTTTTTAGACCCAAAAGAAGTCGTCCATCATAAAAACGAAGTGACGACGGACAATCGGATAGAAAATCTTGAACTGTTTCGCTCCAATGCAGAACATCTTCGCGCAACCTTGAAAGGTAAGTGCCCACGCTGGACGGAAGAAGGTTTAGCAAAAATAAGGGCAGCGCACCAAGGAAAGAAGAGAACCAACTTTTGCTTGTCAGATGAGAAGCGACAAGCCCTCCGAGTCCGATGTCTTTTAGGGAACTCCATCCGAAGGGAGTTGAAACTCGATGCTCTGCCGAACAAAGAATTTGTTCTCCATTGCTTAGAACAGCGCGGTATAAGTTATCAACAGGCTTCTGAAAGGGCTTTGATGCGCGTCCCTGTACTTTCTTCTTAAGATTAAAGTCCCAGGACTCAACGTAAAACGGCTCCGTAATCTGATCTATGCGCCTGTAAACTTTTGCCACAGGATCGTATATCTCCGTTTCACCAGCCAGGCATCTGTTCCCACCAAGGACGACAATCTCGTTAAAGCGCCCCAAGAGCTTATCGGCATCCGGCCAGTGCGGCAGCTCGTGGCCATAGCGCATGGGGTCGTTGAGTTCCGCCTTAATCTTGTTCTCCCGCATCAAGAACAGGTCGAGTACCTTCTCGGGGCCAATGTTCTCGATCATCTCCAGGCGCTGCCGCTTATTCGGCGACGGAAGCGTTGGATGTTCCTCCAGCTTATAGGCTAAGACTTTTTCGATAATTTCTTGATTTTTTTCATCCATACACGTTGACGTTTTCACTACGATGCTCTATATTCGCTCTGTCGTCAAATAACGACCGTGTACCTTCTGCGCCACCTGAAACATCGGACGCACGAGCGACTAAATGGTTCCAGCCATCCCTCTTGGGCTGGATTAAACATCTGCTTCGGCTTCAAAGTTGCAGAGTACTAGCAGTCACGCCTACGAGAAGGGCAAGAGTTTCCCGAACGGGTAGCCATCACTCATGACTGTAATTGCGAAACGAACGACGACACTTATACGGATCGTTGATCTCATTTTTGTATAGTATTCCCCCAAGATAGGCAGTAATGCTGAGTCTTGGGGGTACTATGCTCACTCGCAACTCTCCTTGCCGGATTGTTTATCTCCTCCGGTGAGCAGCGTTAGCTGCGAGAGTGAGCAGCTGGCGCTTCGACAGTGCGAACGGCAACACGAAGCAAGATCACTAGTGAAGGGGAATATCACTAGAGAGTAAGAACTTCTCCTCAGCTTAAGAACAGATAATCCAGAGTATAGCCAACTCAAACGTGTTAAGCTGCATCTCTTGCGCGTTCACCAGGCTTAAGCACCACTTAAGCGCGATATGCAGAACATAACCTGCACTTAACGCGAACATAAGCGACTTAAGCTTACTCTTAAGCTGCTCAAGCTTGTCATATACCGCTAACTTGTCCTTAAGCGTCATCTTATGCATAGCGTCTTGTTCTTAACCCAAATACGTTGACCCTGACGAAAGTTGACTCCCTTCATACCGACAAACACCATATCCTCGACGTCTGTGCGTACCCAACGCTTATTCGGATACAAGTACACGATCCTCTGCTCCATAGACTCGTTATGTATCGGGATGTAGCGAGGTTCCGTAACCATCTCGGTAACTTCACCGATATGCTCGTCCACCGGCTGCTCCTGCTCGGCCACTTCACCCGGCAGCGTGCCATCAAGCAGGTCGCTCCTGTAGATACGGCGAATGCCCTTGAAGGCTTTACGCTCAATGTAGTCCTCGTCGAGCTTGTACGACAATGGTCGATATGCGCTCCCTAGATGCGCCTTAACAGTCTTTTCGCTTAGTGTGTACTTGGTCATAGTACAAGCGACGGTACAGGAAAAGAAGCGGCAGCGCAAGCTTACGCCCAACACGGGCCAGCTAGCCGGGCGCCCGCTCGACGTGTACCCCCACAGAAACACGTCTATTGCCCCCAGCGGCACAGCATGTACACACGCTGCCACGAGCACGGTAGGCCAAGCTACAAACGTAGGGCAAGAAGAAAGCCCGCTACGCTTACGACAACGTAACGGGCTAGGCCAGCCGCTGCGCACGGCTGGGAGATGTCTTGCCGGACGTAGGGGAATGTAGCATGGCGACGGGTGGCGTCAACTGCGAAGGGGGCCAGTTGGCGAAAAAAAATCTGAGGGGGGCTATGCGTCGCCGTCGCCGTCGTATAACCAGGTCGGACCCCCGCCCCCCCTGTCGCCGGTTTCTCAGAGTAAAAACCCCATTCCATATGACGTACACCGTGCATCGTTATTGGCAACCCGCTCAGCCGCAGCCGCTTGCAAGGGTGGCCCGAACGAGCTTGGCCGACAGCACCAAAGACGCGCAGTTTGTGGCTTGCTAGGGCGCCGGAACGAGGCGTAGCGGGCACGAGCTGAGCGGGCACGAGCTGGCGAGTACGGCGATCACAGTCGCGGGTGGCGCGGTCGTGCTATGTGACGCGGGGGCGGTAACGCATTTCATACCCTACCACTTCACTAGGGTATTCCTCCGCACTCCGCTCTCGCTTTCACCCTCGCTCCGCTTTCGCACCGCACGCACTCCGCACATTTGCGCACCGCTCCGCATATATGCCGCACGCACTCCGCGTCATGCTCCGATCGGCTCGTCTCCCGCGCATCCTCCGAACTGCACACACTCACCAGGACTACGCTTTTCTTTTCTTTTTTGTTGCGTCCTTATGCGGACTAACGTACTTTTACACCCGTATGAACAACCAACCACTGATCGAATCCCTGAACGCAGAACTCCAATCCGCGCACGCCGAAGTACTTGCAATCCGCTCCGCTGGTATCTTTGGCAAAGCACGGCTTGCAGCATGCAAACGTGTAATCCTTGCGCTTGAAGCGCTTAACGCAGCACAGAAGGCCACTAAATAACCAACCTCAAACACACTACAACATGACCACCGAATCTATGAACTCACTCGAATACGCTGCGTATGTGCGCCTTGCGCTGTTCCTCCTTATGGGAGGCTGCGCAATCATCACCGCAAGTCTCTGGCTGTCAGTATATTTCGACTATCGCAAAGCAAACCGCAAGTAAACTAGCAACCTAATACACTACAAAACACACACTTATGTTATACGACATCTATTCCGGAGCAGACTTAATCGCCGTCGTGCTTGGCAAGCCACAAGCCGATTCCCTTGCAGCGCAGTTAAACGCAGATTATCCGCACTGTGAGACGTTTACAGTCACGGAGCGCGACGTAAACAAGCCGTTTACCCATTGGGTGGATGCTTCTTTTTGCGACTAGGTTCCCGAGCTGGTCATCCTACGGGGTGGCCAGAGGGGAGCAAAGACGCTCCGTTAAACACACTACAAAAAACATATGCAAATCACATTATCGCAACCATCGAAAATGCCTTGCCAAGGCTGGTCCGTTCCCGCTCTCGCATGTAAGACCGGATCGAAACTAGCTCAAGTAGAAGGCTCCGTCTGCCATGGCTGTTACGCGCTTAAAGGATTCTACCGCATGCCTAACGTCCAACGCACGCTACAGGCACGCTTAGCCCTAATGGAATCGCCGGACTGGGTTCCTGCTATGATTGCCAAGATTCGCGACACAGAGAAAAGCGGTTTCTTCCGTTTTTTCGATAGTGGCGACCTCCAATCGATCAAAACCCTGAAAGCGATCGTGCGCATTGCCATTGCATTACCTGAGATTCGCTTTTGGTTGCCCACTAAAGAGTATGGCATCATTTCCGAATACGTTGAATTGTTCGGCAGCTTTCCACCCAACCTTACGGTGCGTCTCTCCGCTTATATGGTCGATCGGGCAGGCCCGAACAGCCTAGCCGAAAACCTCGGCGTCACGACTAGCGAAGTATCGTCAACGGCGGGTACATGTCCCGCACCTACACAAGGCAACAAATGCGGCGATTGCCGTGCATGCTGGTCCAAGAATGTTCAGACTGTCGTTTACCGCCTGCACTAAGCTGCACCAAAGCGCCCCAACGGTTGCGCGCCTAGGGGCTTTTCTTTGCCTTAATTCAACCCAACCCAACCCATGAAAAACAAATACCCCGCAACCTGCACCCAGTGTGCAACCCTCGTACCCGCTCAAACTGGCACGCTGTCCCGTGGCCGCCGTGGCAAGTGGACCGTACTCTGTCCCGATTGCACGTCCGGCGATGGCCCTTCAATCGACGCTAATGAGGCATTAGCCTGGTCCCGTGGCAACGCGACATCCTACGGTGTTGTCACGTCTACCGGGTGGCGTGGCATCCGCAATCGATCCGGCCGATGCGAGGATGCACCCTGTTGTGGTTGCTGCACGTTCTAATTCCGCCCCACACCTCGCGCCTCACGCGCAACCCGGCGCAGACTTGCCAGCAGCGTTGCCAGCTGTTTGGCCAACCTGACCTCACGCCTATGCGCTGACTCATACATAGCGCGCCAGCGCGCGCATTCACTCGCATAGAACTCCGCTTCTTCTTCTAGGGCTTCGCAGTTCTCGCACATGCTAGTTCGCTTTCCAAGCGTGCTATCCTGACGTGCTGCGCCTGAATGATGCGCCAATACCGCTCGGTAAGATCGCGCAGGTCGTGTACCTCATTGGCTAGGTCAATCCCGTTCGGTAAAACTAAATTTGAATTTTGAATTTGAGATTTGATTTTGGAATTTGAAATTTGATTTTTGAAATCCACCTTGAAATTTAGAAGTTGAATGTCTGATTTGCAAGGTAGACCGGCCATCGCATCACTCGTTTTCAATCGTTCCAACATGATCGTCTTGTGCTTTCGGCGGCTTAAGGGCCGCCATGAAAGCGGCAGAGATGTCGTTGTTCGTGTGCAGATGCACATGTTGGTGCAGCTGATCCGGCACCTTGTTCTTCTCTAGGTTAGCATACTTGTCTAGCGTGATCCCCAGGGCCAGCACAGCGTCCTTGGCGCTCATCTCGGGCATTAGCTCCATGACCCGCTGGGCGGCGCCGTCGATCACCGACTGTAGTTTGGCCTTCAAGTTTGTATTGAAGTACGCATTACGGAACTGGCTATCCATGTCCAGCGCCGACACCTTAATCTCGTCCACACTTCGCTCACTGATCCCAAGCTGCATGGCTATAGCTCGGCTGTGCTGACCTGTGATGAACAGATCCAGCACCTTCTTCTGTATCTCAGGCGGAATGCCGGCCAAAGCACCGAGGCCATTCACCTTCTCTTGTATCACGCTAGGCACATGCTTCTCTATTTTCACGCCAGAAAGCCCGGCTAGCTGCCTAGCACGGGACTCTGGACTACGATAGACTGCGTTGCGCTTCTTGCGCTTGGGGTTGTCGCTCATTCTCGTTCGCTCATAAAGGATAGATCTTCTGCCGTGATACCGTGGATCTCACCAAAGGCGCTCTCCTTGATAGCCTGAAGCTGCATGTAGTAGTGGTCAGCCTTAAGCGCAATCTTAAGCTGAATGTCAGCCTCAATTTCACGTTCCTTTTTCAAAATTTGAATTTCGGATTTCAATCTTGAAATCTCCTCCTCGGCCTGAAGGAGTAGCATCTCCGTAGCGATCGCGTGTTCTGGTGTCATTTTTGTATTTGGTTTTTAAGAGCCTCAATCATTGCAGCCTGGGCGCTATTTTCCAAGCGCAGATCAAAGCTTTCACTTCTGGCATTTCTACCAGCTTCAACCAAGTCTTTTGTCAGCAGTCGCCCATAACGAACAATTGCCTCCCTTTCAAACTCGCCTAATTCAACGCCATCACATTGCAAACCGGCTTCGATCCAACAGTTTGTTTCGTGTTGTGTCATTTGTTCTTTATGTACTCTATACCATGTTGATCAAGCAGCGCATACAACCGCAGCGCCTCCCGTTTCCATGTCACTCGTTTGGGTGGCACCGTCATACCGGCAAGCTCCTTCAACTTGTTCATCGTACCAGCACCAATACCATACACGCTTTTAGGTATCGTGAACGACCAGAGCAACTCATGCATGTTGCTGATGTTGAGCAACTCAATGTACCGTGCCATCTTAAAGTCTAGGGGCGCAATCCCGCACCGGGCTTCAACCCGGCGTATCCATAATTGACGCTTATTCATTGCTGCCATATTTCTTAAGTTCGTGTAGTAGGATGTGCTTGAACGTCTCGCTGCCGTCGTTGATCAGCGTGAAGTCCGGGGTAATCTGTTCCTGTTCTGTCTCGGACACATGATTCATCGGGTCTACACCAAACCGCCTGACACGGATGACGATGCCGTCTTCCTCACGGATGACCGCAGCTTCGTTGAGGAAGCGCACGTCGTCGATGACGAGCAGCCTGTCCGGCGGCATGAAGCTCACCCATAACTGCGGGTTATACGCTCGGCCCGCCATGCCTAGGTCTTGCAGAAGCTTACGCCCACGCTCGTCCTTCTCGCCGTCCCAGCCCATATAGCAGCCAGCGAGCCGCTTGATCTCGTGTGCAAACGAGAAGAGCCGATAGGCAGGATAACACCCCTGAACGACCGAGGCTGCGTAGCTCTTGCCTGAGCCTGACAGCCCGGTGAAGCCGATGATCTTTGTGCGGAGGATCATTTCTTCTCCTTCGTTGTCAGCTTATACGCCTGCGCCAACACAAGATCAGCGTCGAGTAGTGCAGCCCGGTCGTTGGCAAACGCCGAGTGAGCATCGTAGTGCTTGAGCAGGCAGTGCTTAAGCTGCTCGATAGCCGATGCAGCCTGGGCCAAGACGTGCCGGTACATGAGTAGTTCGTTTTGCGCGTCCATTAGTTGTACTTGTGCCACTTGTTGTTTTGATTCACGCCCATGCGACGTAGCGCAGTTCGGGGCTCGTAGCCGATGCCAATGAGCGCATCAACCATTTCCTCGTCAGTAGGACACACTTCCTTACGAAAAGTGCTAGGATGTGCGCGGAGCCACATGTCTAGGTCAGGCCACCGGTCCGGCACCGTCTTGTCCGCGAAGTAATCCCACCACACAATCTGCGCCACAAACACCTGCATCCGTGTTGGAAGTTCCATGATTCTGCTGCGCCACTCCCGTGGATCTACCTTCCGCAATTTGGCTACCCAGCCGTTCGATTGTCTCTGTCTTTGTCTGATTCTCATCTTTTAGTCGTTTGTTTTCTTGTGTTAACACATGGATCTTCTCCATGAGATTGTCGATTAGTTGAGCACTCATTCTCTGTCGAGTATTAAGCTCAGGGCCAAAGCTATGATGCTCAGCACAGCAATAGCAACCTGAATTTTAGGGCTTTTCTTCATTCTTGTTCTCTTTAGCGTCGCAGTCTTCGCAAATCCAGTCGTCGAATAAGTCTTGCGTAAGCCAGATGCCGCACTCGGGGCATGTAGGCAGCTCTGCCAGCGGATCGCTGTCGCCGGGGTAACCTGTGCTGATCATTTGCCCCTCCATTCTTGCATGGCTGACACAGCGAACGCTGCGCTGGCCCAAAACAGGACGAGCAATACAATGGCCTCCCATAGCTCTTCAGCGAAGTAAGCGATGGCCAGTCCGTCAAAGACGGCGAGAGTAGCAAAGCCCCAGAGGTACGGGACGGCTTTGTTGGAGTTGTCAGGTTCTAGTTTCATGTAACTTTGGTAGTGTTTATTCATTGTGGAATGTTGCTGTCTTGCCTGTAAAGCGTAAGTTTGCACTCACGCCACACGGGCCGTTTCGTTGGATGGGTATGCCAACCTCACGGAACTCTGCGTCATCGGACAACTTCACAACCATCACGGCTGTAGCGTCTTGCCCGATTGCACGACTTTCGCGAGCTTTACCCTGTTCATTTAGTTGCGTAATGCTGATCACTAAGCAACCTAATTCGATGCCAAGTAAACGCAGGCTCCGGCTCACCTCGGCCACTTCACGCTCGCGGCTGCTGTCCTTGCCAAGGTCGCACCGCACAAGCTGGATGTAGTCCACGAACAAGACGCCCAAGCCGTCCGGCGACTTCGCCATAGCCCGCGCAGTGGCGCAGATGTTCGCTATGTCGTAGAGATCGTCGCGCACCACCAAGCGGCTGTTATTGAGCTTCTGGATGGCACTGTGGACGCCTCTGATGTCGCGCTCATGCTTGGCCCCTTCAGCGAGCGCACGCAGGCTGACGTTGCCTAGCCGAGCTACGAGACGGTCGATGATCTGGTTGGCTGGCATCTCAAGCGAGATGACGAGTATTCCTTTGTTCATTTAGTAATGTGGTAAAAGCTAACGCTGCTGTGGCTGGAACTACGCCGTTTCCGAGGAGGCGCAACTCGTCTGTGCGATTGTCACAGGTGACGTACAACTCGGCATCGTCCAGCCTATCGGTAATCCCATCAACGTCTCCACCCAGCGTGGGTTGAGTTTGCCGTTCGTGTTGTGCTGCGCCTGTTCCCGTAGCCTGTGTTTTCCACTGTCCTCCTGCTTGTCCTGTGCCATTGAACATCTGGGCGTTGCCCACGACTCTGGGCGGCTCCCATGCGTGCTGTGGTTGGCCGGGGCGGGAAGGCCATGCTTGAGCACCACAGTAGTAAGTGATTCCTGACTGCCCTTCATGCCGCGTGATCTGTCCTGAAAACCTTGTCGTACCTCCGATGCCACCGGCGACGGCCAAGATGAACACTCGTTTCCGCTGGTGAGGCGCACCGCATTCAGCCGCGCTGAATATTCCCCACGACACTTTGTAACCCATTTCTTCCAGATCGCTGATAACAGTGGAGAGTCCCAGCGTAATATGTCCTTCGACGTTCTCAAATAGGCAAACTCTTGGCTTGAGAATAGCGATGCCTTTAGCAATGTGTGGCCACAAGTGTCGCTCGTCTTCTGCTCCGAGTCGCTTTCCTGCTGCGCTAAAAGGCTGACAGGGGTAACCGCCAGTAAGGAGGTCCACTCGATCTCGAAAGCTTTCCCAAGGGAAGGTCTTAAGATCCGTCCAAACAGGTGCTGCGTCCATGAGTCCCGCTTCCATTTTTGCAACCAAGTTCGCAATGGCGAAGGCTTCGATCTCACAAAGAGCGACTGAGCGCAAAGCTGGGAGGACTCGTTTAAGTCCAAGTTCAATGCCCCCGTATCCTGCACAGAGGCCAACGTGTGTAATTGTTTCGGTAGTATCCACATTATCGTGTTCCATTGCCTGGTCTTGCAGACGTGTGTGAGTGCTGTCCCGTGTACGGCTCAAGCACATAATTCACCTCGATAAGATCTGTCGATTGATTCTCCGGCAGAAGCATAAGCAACTCCATCTTCGAGCCTAGCGCGTCTTTCGGGCCGACACAGACGATGTCCTGCGTCTTCTTGGGACGTGGCAGCTCCACGTTCTGAAGCACGTTAGTGCGCCGAATGAGTACCCAGTCGCTCATGCTTCCTCCTCCCATTTGCCTAGTGTACGCAGGAATGCCTCTGCCCGTTGGCGTGCGGTGGCTCTGTAGTACCATTGTTCTTCAAATTGCTTTCCAATCTCGCGAGCCATTCTCCACAATTGAATTTTGTCCAAAGTTTCTTCCGCCTCATGCATAGCGTTGAGGTCGTTACAAAAGTCCATCATTCGCCGCGTATCAGAGCTGTATGGGTGATCCCATAAGCCCGTTACTTCTGTGATCCGCTCGTTAATTTGCTCGTCAGTCATAATTACGCCTCCTCCCATCTTCTTGGCAGCATCACGCGCATCGTTGGCGGCCCGGGCCACACATCTTGGTCTAGGCACAGCTTGTACTGCGCTAATGTCACATCAAGCTGATCGTTCGCGATGTCAATGAGTTCCGTGGATGCCTTCACCCACTGCGACAAGTGAGGTGCTTGCATATCGACGACGAGAAAGTAGAAGTCGATGTCCTCTTGGCCGGTGATTTGCTCAAGACCGTAGGTGTACCAAGCGGCCTGCTTGTCGTAGCCAAAGCCAAAGAATTTGTGGTCGAATTTCGAGAAGTCGCTGGTCGTCTTTAGATCAACGATGGCCGGTCTACCCTTGATCTCGGTGATCATATCGGGGCGCCCCTTGCATTGCACACCGTCGCGCTCCCAGAACATGGAGGCTTCGATAATCTTTGCTGCCGTCACCATCTGGAGCAGTGGCTCCACGGCTGCACAAGCGCCCTCTACACGCGCCCCTTCGTCCTCGTTAAGAATGACCTTGCCAATGTTCTCCTGACAAAAGTTCTCCCATGTCAGCTTGCCTTCCTTGGTGCGTCGATCGCACGCTGGAGCAATAGCGTACTCGCAGCGGGCCTCAAGAGCGAGGCTGTGTACAAGCGTGCCAAGCTCCATCTCGCGGCTAGGCTTCCACTCTTGACGCTCCTTCCACTTGTAGTACGCCGGGCAGACTGCGAACGAGTCGAGGCTGTGCTTCGACAGTCCGTGCATTCCACGGTAAGTTGTCATCTCTAGGTTTTGTAGTAGTTCTGTTTTCATTTTGTTATGGGTTAATTTCAAGCGCACCGCAGCCGACAATCTTACCGGCTCCGTCACGGATGAGTTTGGTTGGACTAGCCAAATCTGTCCTGTTGGGTAGTGCCGTGCGCACATAGCCAGGGACGATGTACAGGATGCCCTTCACGGGGTCAGGCAGGTTGCTGACCTTGGCATCTTTACAGCACATGATGGGTACACCATCAACGTCTGCCACCTTGCTCAGGTGTGAGTGTACTTTCACCGAGTAACCGCTCGGCTCGAGAACGCCGTAACCAGTGATGGTAATGTCGTGAGGTGTAAGGTTTACGAGTTTATTCATTTATTATTCATTTATTAGATTTGCAATAATGTTGAGTGCCAGCATGGTTTTGCCAGATTTGGTTTCACCACCGATGACTACAAAGTCACCAAAGCGTATCGGACAGATGTTGTCGATAGCAGAATAACCAGTCTTTATCCGCATCGACTCGTCGTCACCTGTCTCGTAGCGTGTCAGTGCATTGAGCAGGAGCGCCTTAGTATCCATGACCTTCGGAGGAGCAAGCTCACGAGACAGCCCCTCAACCTTCATTACAACGTCGCTCAGAAGCTCGGGCGTCTGCACGGTGGCATCGCTAATAGCCATGAGCGTCTCGTAAGCTACATGCTGCAAGGTGCGACGTTTAGCCGTGTTCTTGACTATATCCACGAGGTCACCGATGGCGCCGGCGATGGGCATCAGCGTGTACAGGTCGCTTAACTGGTGGAACTCGGTCGCTGGCAGCGTCTCGCGACACTTCTCGAAGATTACGCGAATCTCGGATGACGCATTGCGGGCTTGCTGCTGAAGGATGATTTCGCATACCCGGTGACTGAGCGGGTCGAAGATGTCACTCACCTTGAAGTTCTTCTCGCTTATGTGGTGCAGAAACACCTCAGGATGGTTCAGCGCAATTGAAGCTATGCCGCGCTCGGCCTCCAGTGCAGTTGGCACCACCGTGTCGGGGGGTAGCTCCACCGGCCTGCGTCTACCAGCTTTCTTGTGTTCCATTGGTAGACATTAAGCTATCGCGCTTCAGTAAAGTTTTAATCGGTGTACGCACCATTGACGATGCACGACTGAGCCAGCCGTTCAGGAAGCGCCCCATGCCGCGTGGAGTCTTGCGGCGCTGCGGATCAGCTTCGAGCCAGGCGTGGGCCTTCCATAACTCTTGCTCAACGGTCTTCTCACCGTAGATCGTGATAAAGTCTTTCATTAGTCCAAGTGGTACCTTGTACTCCTTGCCGTCTTGAGTGATGTACGTAATATCGTACAGGCTCATCGTTCGGCCCACATCAGGGTCTTTCTTAAGCTCATCAATCATCTCTTGGACGGACGTGTACCGTCTACCGGATGGCTTAAGCAATTCGCGCTCCTCGTCCGTAAGCATGGGGATGCCGGCCATGGCATCTGCCAAGTCCTGCGCAGGCTGTATGGGATCTGGCGCGACAGTTGCCTTACCTTGACTCGCACTCAACGAATCACAATGCTTCATTACGTCAACCCAATTGCCGGGCTTCTTTGGCTGCGACTCTGGCTCGCTGACGATCTGTGCTGGCTCTTCCAGCGGGACAATAAGCTCGACCTTGGTTCCTGACGTGTATGTTATATTAATGCTGATGTTCATAAAATGTGCGCGTTGTGCAGTCGCGCCCCTGCCTGGTGCAGAAGTGTTTAATCTACAGACTGTCGAGCGTCAGAATTTGGCGAAGTAGGTGTCGCAAAAATCTCTCCCATTTGAATGGGGTATTTGCGCTTATAACCTTCAATCATTCTGATGTACATTTCCATGTTCTCTTCAAGAGATATTTTGCCTTCACTCCAAAGCTTGAAAATTTTGTTTGTTCTGGCGTAAATCACTTGATTAAGTTTTTCTGTTTTCATGTATTTGCTTTAAGGCCTTCCATGCCATCCCTGAGTAGCTTGAAGAACAGTTCGCTGTTCATCGTCACTAGCCAAGGAGTACGGTTCTTCTTGTGAGCGACGATCCAAGCTTTGCCAGCACCATCACGCTCGGCCTGCTCTGTGGCCTTGATGAGATTGAGGTTCTCGACGAACTTCACTTCTTGATGCAGGTTCTTGAGTTCCTCGCAGATCACGTCCGGCGAGTCCGTCCCTCCGGCGAACTGCTGACCACGTCTTGCCGTGAAGCCAGCCGCACGCAACTCATCGCGCCAGAGCCGTTCGCCCCGGCACCCCTTAGCCCTGCTGTTTATTGGCATCGCGTTTACGTTCCAGCCAAGCGTTGACTTCACCTAGATCAAACCGCAGGCAGCGTGCACTGATACGGTGATGAGGGATCTTCCCTTCGCGGCACCACTTCAGGATTGTCTGAAGCGTGACACCGCACAGTACGGAAATGTCTTTAGCTTTTACCACTTGAGATCGTCCTCCTCAAGTTCAACGGGTTCGTCCTTCTTCACCGGCTTCGTCTGCGCTGAAGGGAATGCCTTCGCAAATCCCGCACGATCTGCGGAGATAAAGAGTGATGTGGCAATAGCCTGGAGCTGCTCGGGCGTGACGTTTGCCTGACCGCCAACCCACTCGGCTGCTTTGATGGCTTCAGCCATCAGTTGCGCCGCTTGGAACAGCGCACGCTTGGCGTCTGCTACGGTGAGTGACACAGGCGACGAGGCCTGCACTGGCTTGCGTGGGCCTGCTGCAACTACGGCTGCACCGGCGTCGTCGATGATTGCGCACTGATCGGTGATCTTCAGCTCGTTTTCGCCGGAGTGTGTGCTGTGCTTGACTGAGATGCCCTGCAAGCCCTTCTTGCCTGCTTGGCTCTTAAGGGTCACCATCTGCCCCTTAAGGTCACCCATCTCGTCCGGCAACCAGAACGATGCACGGCACTCGCCGGTGGAGTCCTGAAGGACGCAGTTCTGTACCCGCCAAGGGCCAAACTTACTCTCGCCAGTTTTAGGCGGGAACGTCGCTTTGATCGTCACCCGCATCTCGCCAATGACCGAGCCATCGGCCAGATTCGCTAAGTCGCTAATTTGTGCTACTTTCATTTTTGTTGTGTTTCATCGGTGAACCATTCACCGAATGCCTAGCAAAGTATACGTTGGTCTACTACGCGCAACTACTTTTTTGCTTTTATTTCGTCGTCGTCATCGTCCTCATCGTCATCGTCCTCATCGCCACACTCTTCCATCCAAGAGTGTTCCAGCACTCTTTCCTTGTGCATGAGGTTGATGTGCATGTCCCGAGCGAATCGATTGCCCCAGCCAGCCTCGTAGCGGTTCGTATTGTCGCTATCGTTCTCATCCTGCGCTTGTACGAGGATTTCGCCACAGTCAAAGTGCTCGGACAGAATATCCTTTGCACGTTGGATGATGGCTTGGCGTTCTTGTTCTTCGGGGCTCATATTTTGTAGTGTACTGTAGGCACGATTCTTCCGTCAGTCGTTTTGTGGTAAAACTTCTGTCGTACAGCTTTCTTTTGAGCAAGGATGTTCCGTGTAGCGGTTCTGCCAATTCCAAGCCGTTGAGCAATTTGTGAGAGTGTATACCACCCCGGAGGTGCGGGCTTTAGTTCTAGATTCTCCGCAAGTTGCGAGAGCCAGTCCCCTTCTACAGGGGCAGCTTGAAGCTTCCGTCCTTTAGTTCTTTTGTCAGCCATACAATTGTCTCGTTGTCAGTATATTCGCCCCACGCCCAGCCTCTGCTCCAAGCGGTGGTTGCAAT